CAGCTTGGTGTCGGCATCGCGCCTCCGCGATCCCCCCGATTTCGTCGACTGATCCATAAAGCAATCCTCCTTTCCCAAAATAGCACGGAAAGAAGGTTAAGTGGACAATTTATAGAGTTGAGCCCATGCCCACCACCCGCGAAACCGTCCTCGCCGCGCTGCACGCGCGGCTGCAGCCGCTTGTCGCCCGCACTCTGCGTGACGAGGTGCTGCCCGAGCGGATTCCGGCGGCCGGGCTGATCATCCTGCGCGATGGCCAACCGGGCGAGCCAGAAGTGACGCTGTCGCCCCTGCGCTACCACTATCAGCACCGGGCAGAGCTGGAGGTCGTCGTCCAGGCGGGCAGCGGTCGGGCCAGCGCCTTCGATGACCTGATAGCTGACATCGGCACGGCGCTGGAAGCTGATCGGACGCTGGGCGGCCTCTGTGACTGGGTCGAACCCGAGGCCCCGGCCTCGGTCGACCTCCCGGTCGAGGGCGCGGCGACCCTGAAGGCGGCGGTGATCACCATCGTCCTGCACTACTCCACCACCGGCCCCTTGGCCTAATACCCCCCATCCACAGGAGACCCCCATGGCACGCGCACACGGCGCGCGGGCGCAGATGGCGCTTGCGTTCGAAACCGTCTACGGCACCCCGCCTGTCAGCGGCTATCGGCTGATACCTTTCGCCCGCACCACACTGGGCGCAGAGCAGCCGCTGTTGAACTCCGAACTGCTCGGATACGGCCGCGATCCCCTGGCCCCCATCAAGGACGCCGTCACCGCGGATGGCGAGGTGGTGGTGCCGATTGATGTGGAGGCCTTCGGCTTCTGGCTGAAGGCGGCCTTCGGTGGCCCGACCACGACCGGCACCACGCCCAAGACCCACACTTTCCAGTCGGGCAACTGGACCCTGCCCTCGATGGCCATCGAAGTCGCCATGCCCGAGGTGCCGCGCTATGCGATGTACACCGGCTGCGTCTGCGACCAGCTGTCGTGGCAGATGGCGCGGTCGGGGCTGCTGACCGCCACGGCCCGACTTGTGGCGCAGGGTGAGAACGTCGCCGCCACCACGGCCGCAGGGACACCGACGTCGCTGGCGCTGCAGCGGTTCGGGCATTTCAACGGGGCGATCACGCGGAACGGCACGCCGCTCGGCAATGTCATCTCGGCCGAGGTGACCTATTCCAACGGCCTCGATCGGATCGAGACCATCCGCTCGGACGGCCGCATCGAAGGGGCAGACCCCGGCATGGCCGCACTGACTGGCCGGGTCGAGCTCCGTTTCGCCGATACCACGCTGATCACGCAGGCCATTGACGGCACGCCTTGCGAGCTGGTCTTCGCCTGGAGCCTCGGCGCCAACGCCAGCTTCACCTTCACGGCGCACGCCGTCTACCTGCCGCGCCCCCGGATCGAGATCCCGGGCCCGCAGGGCATCCAGGCCACCTTCGACTGGCAGGCGGCCAAGGCCACCAGCCCGGCCCGCATGTGCACTGCCGTCCTCGTCAACACCGTCGCAACCTATTGAGAAGGCCCGCCATGCTGACCCTCGACCTCACCAACGCGCCGCAGTGGTGCGACCTCATTCCCGGCGTGCGTGTCAAGCTGCGCCCACTTACCACAGCACTGATGGTCTCGGCGCGGGGCGATCCTGCGATTGCCGACCTGCCCGAGGGGGCGGCGACCGAGGAAGCTGCACTCTTGATGGCCAAGGCGCTGGCTCGGCGCGCGATCCTCGAATGGGAGGGGATTGGCGACGCCGATGGCAGTCCCATCGATCCGAGCCCCGAGGCCATCGATGCGCTCCTCGACCTCTGGCCTGCCTTCGAGGCGTTCCAGACCCTCTACGTCGCCAAGGCCCTCCTGCTGGACGCGGAAAAAAACGGCTCTGCGCCCTTGCCGAATGGGCCTTCGGCGGGGGCGAAGGCTACTGCGCGGCCTGTGCAGGACCCTGTCCTGACTGCCCCGCAAGGCTGAACCGGCCGCAAACGATTGAGGGCGCGCAGGTCTGGGACCTGGCGCAGCGCCTCGGCGGGCAGATGCGCGTGATCCCCGGCGCGGTCATCGGCTGGGACATGGGCGCGGCGCTGGCCTTGGGCGTGGCCCTTGGCATCTCCTTGCCCGCCATCGCCGAACTGCTGCCAGCCCTCGAGGCGGTGATGGTCCGCCGCGTCAACGCCCAGATCGCAGCCAACCGCGACTGACCCACTTCGGAGATCCGATCCCATGGCAGAGAAACGCGTCTCCGTCCGGCTTGCCGCCGTGGGCGGCCGCCAGGTGCGCGCTGAACTGGAGGGTGTCGGCGAAGCCGGGGCGAAGGGCCTCGGACGTCTGTCGCGCGAGATGGACCTGGCGAACACTCGGCTTGCGAGTTTCGCTCGTCGTGCGGGCCTTGCCCTCGGGGCCGCAGCCGCGGCGGCCACCGCCTCGCTTGGCCTGATCGTCCGTTCCACGGCTGAGAGCGCCGCCCAGATCCGGCAGTTTGCGCAGGTCGCCAATGCCACGCCCGAAGCCCTGCAGCGCTGGTCAGCCGGGGCGCGGACGGTCGGGATCGAGCAGGAGAAGCTGGCCGATATGCTGAAGGACGTGAACGACCGGGTCGGTGATTTCCTGCAGACCGGCGGCGGGCCGATGGCGGACTTCTTCGAGAACGTGGCCCCGCGCGTGGGCGTCACCGCCGACCAGTTCGCCCGCCTCTCAGGCCCAGAAGCCCTGCAGCTCTACGTCGACACGCTGGAACGCGCAGGCCTGAGCCAGCAGGAGATGACCTTCTATCTCGAGGCCATGGCCTCGGACGCCACGCGGTTGATCCCACTCCTGCGCAATGGTGGGGCAGAGATGGCCCGTCTGGGTGATCAGGCATCCGACCTCGGAGCAGTGCTGGACAATGATGCGCTGGAAGCCCTGCGCCGTACGCAACTTGCGCTGGGCACAGTCTCGCTGGTCTTCGACGGCCTGCGCAACCGCATCGCCGCGGCTGCCGCCCCGACCATCGAGGCTCTGGCTAACGCCTTCGTGGCACTTGCCTCAGACGGTGGCATCCTGCGGTCGGCCATCGACACGCTGATCGGCAACCTCGGGCGCCTGGCGTCTTATGCCGCGACTTTCGCTGCCGTCATGGCCGGGCGCTGGGTTGCCGGGCTTGCCGCCGCCGCGCTATCCGTGCGCGGCCTTGCAACGGCCTTAGTCTTCCTCCGTGGCGCCCTGATCCGCGCCGGCATCGGCGCGCTGATCGTCGGCGCGGGCGAGCTGGTCTATCAGTTCTCGCAACTGGTCACTCGGGTCGGCGGCGTGGGCGAAGCCTTCCGCCTCCTCGGCGATCTTGCCCGTGAAGTTTGGTCCCGCATCGGCCTGTCGCTGGACGCGGCGCTAGCGCGGATGGCGGCCGGATGGGAGGGGCTGAAGGCGGCGGGGCTCTCGGCCCTCGAGGGCACCATCGCGGGCGTCGTCAGTTTCGGCGACCGGACGGCAGCGATCTTCCAGGGGGCCTACGACGCTGCCGTCGCCATCTGGGGCAGTCTGCCCGGTGCCATCGGCGATTTCGCCTTTCAGGCCGCGAATGGGCTGATTTCGGGCGTCGAAGCAATGCTGAACGGGGTCGTCACCCGGATCAACCGCTTCATCGAGACCCTGAACGCCGCACTGGCCCTGTTGCCGGAATGGGCGACGGGTGAAGGTGGCGTGCGCATCGGTATCCTCGACCCGGTGGAACTGGGGCGCATCGGCAATCCCTTCGAAGGCGCCGCGACCGCAGCCGGTGCCGCCGCCGCGGATGCCTTCTCGGCCGCGCTGGCACGCACCTATCTGGAACCGCCTGACCTTGGCCTAAGCGCGATGGCCGACGATGCCCGCGCCCGGGCCGACGGCTATCGCGAGGCGGCCGGGATGCTGGCTGACGCTGCCGGTCGGCCGCTGGCCAGTTGGCAGGCGCTGAAGGATGCCGTCACCGGCACGGGGACCGAGGCGGAGACCGCGCTTGCGGATGCGGCTGGTGCAGCCGACGCGCTGACCACGGGGCTGAATGACACGGCGGCCGCCGCCGATGGCGCTGGCGGCGCGGCACGCGACGCGGGGACGGCTGCAGCGGAGGGGGCAGACACCGCCCTGACCGGCTGGCAAGCCGTCACCGCTGCGCTGGCCGACTACGCCGCCAAGGCGCGCGATATTGGCGGGGACATCGGCAGTGCTCTGGTCGGAGCCTTCCAAAGCGCCGAGAATGCCATCGGCGACTTCGTGAAGACCGGCAAGGTCGACTTCCGCGACCTCGTCACGTCGATGATCGCCGATCTGGCCAAGCTCGCTGCCCGTCGTTTCATCCTCGGCCCCATCGCCAATGCACTCTCCGGCGCGCTGGGCGGGGCGGGTGGCATCTTCGCGAACATCCTGCATGCGGGTGGTGTGGTCGGCGCCCCCGGTCCCGGCCGGATGGTCCCGGCCCTGGCCTTTGCCGGTGCGCCGCGCATGCACAACGGGGGCTGGGCCGGGCTGCGGCCCGACGAAGTGCCCGCGATCCTGCAACGCGGGGAGCGGGTGCTCTCGCGACGGGAGGCGGCGGGGTACGGCCAGGCCAGCCCCTCGGCCGTCAATGTCACGATCAATGCCCGCGACGCCGAGAGCTTCCGGCAATCCCGAACACAGGTCGCCAGCGACATCGCCCGCGCCGTGTCGCTTGGGCGGCGCGGCATGTGAGGATCAGCCATGGCATTTCACGAGGTCCGGTTTCCGGACAACATCAGCCGTGGGGCACGTGGTGGCCCCGAGCGGCGCACCCAGATCGTCGAACTGGCAAGCGGGGCCGAGGAGCGCAACGCCAGCTGGGCCAACAGCCGCCGCCGCTATGACGTCGCTTACGGCATCCGCCGCGCCGACGATCTGGAGGCGGTTGTCGCCTTCTTCGAGGCCCGCAACGGCCGCCTCTACGGCTTCCGTTTCAAGGACTGGGCCGATTTCAAGTCCTGCCTGCCATCGCAGGCGCCGGGGGCGACAAATCAGCCGATAAGCACCGGCAACGGCAGCACGACCGATTTTCAGCTCACCAAGCGCTACACCTCCGGCGCGCAGTCCTGGACGCGGGCCATCACAAAGCCCGTCGCCGGTTCCGTCACCATCGCCCTGAACGGCGCGACGCAAGCCTCCGGCTGGTCGGTCTCGACCGCGACGGGATTGGTGACCTTCACCACCGCTCCCGCGGCAGGCGTCGCGATCACCGCGGGGTTCGAGTTCGATGTTCCGGTCCGCTTCGACTCCGATGCCCTCGACGTCACCCTCGATCTCGAACGCCTCGGGTCGATCACCTCGATCCCTCTCTTGGAAATCCGCACATGAAGTCCCTGAACCCGGCGCTGCAGGCGCATCTCGAGGACGGCACGACAACGCTTGCCTGGTGCTGGCGCATCACCCGCGCCGATGGCGTGGCCTTCGGCTTCACCGATCACGACCGGACGCTGTCGTTCGACGGGACCGAGTTCGAACCGGAAAGCGGGCTGACAGCCTCAGAGGTGCGATCCGGCTCTGACCTTTCCGTCGACGCGCAGGACGCGCAAGGCGTGCTCTCCTCCGACCGGATCACCGAGACGGACATCCTCGACGGTCGATGGGACAACGCGGCGGTCGAGGTCTGGCGGGTGAACTGGGCGAGCCCGGCGCAGCGCGTGCTCCTGCGGCGCGGAGCCATCGGCCAGATCCGGCGCGGGCGGCTGGCCTTCGTCGCGGAGGTCCGGTCGCTGGCCCATGTCCTTGGCCAGACGGTCGGGCGGACGTTTCAGGCGAGTTGCGATGCCGCGCTGGGCGACACGCGCTGCGGCGTGGACCTCGAAGCTGCGGCCTTCAAGGGCACCGGCACGGTTATCGACGTGCTGCGGGATCGGGCCTTCACGGCCTCAGGCCTTGGCGCCTTCGCGGCGGGCTGGTTCGCCTTCGGGCTTGTCGAATGGACCAGCGGCGCGAATGCCGGGCGGCGGGTCGAGGTGCTGTCGCACGACCTCGTCGATGGGGTGGCCATCCTGACCCTTCTGGAAGCCCCGGTGCGACCGATTTCGGCGACCGAGGCTTTCGTGGTCCGCGCAGGCTGCGACAAGCGGATCGCGACCTGCAGCGCGAAGTTCGTCAATGTCGCCAGCTTTCGCGGCTTTCCACATATCCCAGGGCAGGACGCAGTCCTTCGCTACGCCACCAAAGACGGTGGCCATGAAGGAGCTGTGTTGTGACGCACATTCCGGGTCAGGGTGAGGCGGACAAGCAGACAGTCCGGGGGACTGCCTGCCCGCCGAACGGGCTGCGCTACGCCACCAAGGACGGTGGCCACGAGGGGGCGGTGCTGTGAAGGCCGCCGATCCTGCCATCGTCATCGCTGTCGCGCGGTCCTGGCTCGGCACGCCCTATCACGACCAGGCCAGCTTGCGCGGGGTAGGCTGCGATTGCCTTGGCCTCGCGCGGGGTGTCTGGCGCGAGGTGGTGGGGCCGGAGCCGTTCCCGATCCCGCCCTACAGCCGGGA